TCTGGAAGGTCTTCATCCATCTTTAAAAGCTTTGATCTTACAATAGTTTCTTTTTCTCCAATTACTGACTCATAAAACTTTTGAATTGGATCATTCTTAAATCTAGGGAATGAAAGCAAAATAACTTTTCCAAAGTCAGGGAAACGTGACATAACTGATGCACGGTACATGTCATATATAGCGTCAGCTGTTTTTGCTTGGTCATGACCTGTAGTATTTTCTTGTGCAAATCCTGAGATCTCATCAAGAATAACTGCAATAACGTTATAGCCTTCCCAAGCTTCTCTTTGTGAGTGGCCAGAGTGAACTGTGATTGCTTTATCGAACTTCATTTCTGAAGCTTTTGCTTCATACTTTCCTATAAACCAAGGCGACCTATCGACTCTTGTTTTGAATCCCTTAAAGAAAACATTGCTTGCTTGCTGTGCGTTAATAGCAATGTTAAGGATATCAATTGAGTCCCCAGGAGGTTTGCCATAGTATGATGCTGGGTCTTTTAAACAAAGCAACAGATAAACCATATAGGCAACAGAAATTGTAGAAGAGTAATCTTTTCCAGAGCCCTTACCCAGCTGAGCAATTACTTCGTTACATGTTTGCTTAAATCTTCTCTTTCCCTCTTCTTCTCCATAAAGCTTTATAAGTGTTGACTCTTTATATATCTGAGAAGATTTTTCTATAAGTTCATACTGATGAACTGACAGAGGTGGTAGGCCTAAATAGTCTGGGCTTGTAACGAATGTTGGCAGATCTACTGGCTTTTCTTCAAACTCTTCGCCATCTAGAATATCGATTAGGTCAGAAAAATCAAATGACATTTTTAGCCACCTTAACCTCTTTTGCTACACTTGAAGTGTATGTATATCTTACGCCAGATGTGACTGGTCTTGTACCATGTGTACAATGTTTTTCTGCACTATGTATCACAAGGTCACCCTTTGATGGCTTATACTCAACACCTTGTTCTGGGTAGTATATCTCTCCACCACCAAAATCGTTTAAATAAACAACAATTCCATACATAGGATATAGATCTAAATCAAACTCTTCGCCATCTTTGTATCGATTAAATCTATCTATCACATCTTCATATACATTTGCATCGTGATGTGGCTCATATTTTGCACCTTCTGAAAGACGAATTACCTGACACCCCATTGCAACTTTTAGATCCTCTGGAACAATCTTTCTAATCTTGCCTGGAACTGGTCTTAAGTAATAAGTTTTTTCAGCAATATAAACTTGATCATTAGAAGTCTTCCATTTATCTTCAGGCAAACCGCTAGCAAATTTAGTATAGTAATCACACTCTTCTTCTGTTAAGAAGTTTTTATAGACGTAGATGTCTTTTCCAATTTCAACTAGGTGTGGATTATTAAACAACATCTGCTTCTTCAATGACTATTGATTCTACTATGCCAGTGATTTGTGAGAGTCTTTTTGCAACATCCATCTTGCACTTTGGGCATGATGCAGTTACTTCCTTCAATATACCAACCAGGACTTCTTGCTTTCTTTCTGTTTCTGCAATCTGTGATGCTATTTGTGTATTCTCTAAGACACCTACAGATTGAAGCATTGCAATTCTTTTAGTCTCTATATCTGCTATAAGCTTTAAAGCTCCCGCCTTTACATTTAGCTGGCCCTGAGTATCTGCATCTTCTACTGTTTTCCAAGCTTCTTTGATCAGCATAGCGTAGTGCTGGTCAGCTCCAGATATAGCTTCTCTAGCACGGTCACGGATGTTGTTGTCATTATGGACTACAGACTTCCACTCTTCAAGAAACTCTAGGACTTCTTTCCTTGAGAATCCTGTAAGGGTGGCAATTTGAGTTGCTGAATTACCCTTTAAAAGTTCTTCAACAACCCTATTCATGCGGTCAAAATGTACTGCTGGCTCTATTTCGCTCATAGAACTATTATACTTCTAGTCGACTGAAATAGCAACCTGAGACATAGCAATACGCAGTAGGATTAAATATCCAATTAGGTCATCAATATCGTTGTCGCCAGCAAAACCTTGTGAGTTTTTAATTCGGTTTAGCTTATCATCAATTCTAACCTTAAGTTGCTCTACTGAATCTGACTTTGCAAATAAGCGCATTGGGTTTAAAGCTGAGTCTCCATAGGAGACATTCTTTTTAATTAGCATCTCTGCAACCTCTAGGCATTCTCTAATGATCTTTGGGCCAGATGGGGCATCCGTTGCAATTAATTGTAGGTCTGTTACCCAGGCCTGGTATCCGCCACTCTTATTAGGATAATCTGTCATTTTTTTCTTAGCAATCCAAACTCTTGTAAATATCTCTGTATAGTCATAGCAGAGACACCGCACTCTTTACCTATTTCAGTTACTGTTTTTTTCTGTACAATATACCTTCTGTACAACCACTCTTTGCTTTGATAAAACTTCATCTCTTTGTAAGTACCTGATTTGAATAATGGGCTATTCCAAATGAATCAGCCACATCAAAATCATCTATAGACAATCCATACTTTAAATTAAAGTAATCCACTGTCCTCTGCTTTCTCACGTTTCTTATCTTATTCTTATACCAAGAATCTGCATATCCTGGGTGAGCTAATCTTACTGCCGCCTTTTCTTCTTTAGTTGGATTCTTATTTCCAATGTAAGCCTGCCAAGCTGAGGGAGATATAGTTATTACACTTGCGCCTGTTGACATAAGTTCTGCAATAACGACCCCATAAACATATGACAATTTTATCACAGCATCAGGCGATCTGACAAGTATTGCACCTTCAACAACTATGTAATCAGCCTTTAATTCATCAAGCATTAATGCCATTTTTCTTTTAGCATCGTATATCTTTTCATAGATATCCTGTCCCTCAAGATTAATTTTACCCCACTTTAAAGGCACATCATTTTCCATTAGGCAGAAAGCAATAGAGTTTGTAGAGGCATCTATACCTAAAACCCTATACGCTTTTGTTTTTACTAGGCTAGCTAATTTCATTTATTATGTCCGAAACCATTTTTCTAGTCTTTGAGTAATTAATTTTTGAGCAGGACGCACATATGTCTTCTGAGTTATATCTACTCAACTCAGACTTACATTTTTTGCAATTTCTCAAAGCACCATTCTTAATAGCCTTCTTCTCATAGTATTTATCCATGATCCGCTTATTAGTAGCCACCCTGCAACATTCATCAGAACAATACTTCTGGTTATGAGTCTTTGCCTCAAACTCATTCCCACATTCTAAATTTGCACATATCATATTTTTGGCACCTCAAATAGCTCAATCTGAACTGTCCCTACTGGCGTGTCTTTACTGTAGCACTCCTTCTTAATTGGACAATAAGTGCATGGCATCTTGGACTTAGTTGAGCCAGCAGGTCTCATAGGGATGTCTCCATCCTTAAAGTTGTCATAGACCTCTTGCATCCACAGGAACGTATCTTCAATTATTTTAGTATTCTTTTCATTCATTGAGATTGGAATAACAAGTATTTCTTGGGTATTCTTATTCTCATACAAAAAGAAACCCTCTTTAGCATTCTTTAGCTTCATGTATGTAAGAAGCTGTAGCATGTGATTTGCCGATGACTTCATTTCAGATTGTCTTGTGTCCCAAACCTCTTGCTTAGCCGTCTTGATTTCACCAATTACGGTCTCGCCATCATACTCCATAATTAAATCAATAAACCCACGAATTGGTGGGTACTCATTAATAATCTCTTCTTCCTCTGCTCTCCACTCAGGCATAGTAGAAATAAGCTTCTGAAGTCTTTCATGGGCTTGAGTTCCTTGTGCCATGTTAGCGACAGCAACAGCATCATTATCATCAATAAATACTGCACCGCTAAATGCCATGTACCAATATCTAGGGCAGTTTCCATGACCATAGCCAAGTGAGCTTGGGCTAAATGATTTCTTGGTCATGTTGCCGTCTGCTCTTTTAGTATTACGATACGCCTCATCAAGAAGATCAGCAAATCTTTCTGGATCAAAAAATTTACCCGTATGCTTCTTAAACTTAAGGTTCTTTACAATGTCTCTAGCCATTTATGAGTTGTACCTAACGACATACTTAAGTGCATCTACAAGTTTGTCTATGGACTCCTTTACTGAATAGTAAACGTTTTTCTTATTATTATTTACAGTTCCAGCCTTGTCTTTAGCAATTGTTGAATACACTGAAGACATGACTGCAAACTTTGTTGACATAGCCTGAAGCTCCATAATCAGCATGGGGGCTTTAGCGGAAGGAACATCTGGATTCATCAATAGCTTTACTACAATAGATAAAGCCCTATCTAGATGTTCATCCTGCATAAACTCATGCAAATCATTAAACTCAGTGATATCACTGATTAACTCAAGAGTGTTCTTATCTTCCGCCATTTTTCATCCTTTTGTCTAATTTATCAATGAATAGTCCCATAGGGTATCCAACACTGAATCCTACCATAAGTCCTAGAAGAAAGTAAATCATCTCAATCTACCATCTACGTAGATGTGATTCTCCTTCGAGACTTCTACTTTTATAGCAGGGTTTACATCCTGCCATTCCGTTCCTTCAATTCTAACTTCACGATCATACATACCAGTGTCCACCTTCTTTTGAACATCTGCATCTACAATCTTAAGCCATTCTTCTTCACCGTGCTCAGCAATTCCATCTGCCCATTCTTTTGAGCCTGGATAATCCCACTGAGCAAAAACTCTAACGAAGACCTTTTTGTTTCCGCCTGTTACTGCTTTTGCTGAGTGCCAGTAAGGTATGCCTGATGGGAAAACCGTTACGTCTCCTACTCCAGGCTTGTATGTAATTACCTTCGGGATCTCATCAATTTCATTCAAGAACTCGACGTCTCCACCCTCATAATCATCGTTTACGTAGATTGTAATTGTGATAATTTGTTGAGCTCGTGGCTGTCCAACTCTATGCTTATGTGCATCAGTATGGAATGTAATTGCAAGCTTCTTTTCTGGGTGAATATCATGTTTTAGGATTTCAATAACGGAGTAATGCATTCTTGTTGCACCCTGCTCATTGAGTTTCCAATTATCGATGTAGTCTGGCCAATATCCTGAATCAGACCACTCATCAATATAGTCCTTAAATACCACAGCAAATGTATCATAAAGTTTTTGTCTAAAGTCATACAGAAACTCTATATCTTTATCTTCAATATTTGCAGGCTTTTGCTTAAAGTTAAAGAATGTTTTCTTTCCAAATGTGTGCCATGGAACCCATTCGTTTAAAGGAGATACATCTTCTTTTTCTTGAGGAAGAACTCCATGGTTATCTCCTCTTGTAGAAAGCTCCTCATGAGTTATTTCAAACTGGCTGGTGTCATTCTCATAAAGGTCCATCAGATCATAGAACCTCTTTAGCTCATCCTTATCAAACATATCTCTATATATAACAACTTGCGGCATTACCTGATACTTATTCATGATTTTCCTCCCAGAAATTTATTAGATCTTCTAATATTGCCCACTCTATAATTCCAAGCCTTACTTTAGATTCGGAACCTATAATAATTTTTAAAGCTGGATACATATCTCGATTTACCTTGAATGTATCTGTACATATCTTTGCCCAGTTATCCTTGTTTAGAGTAAAAGACTTACCTGCTTCTTTATAATCTACAAGAAACTGTTTCCACTGAGCATCACCCTTTTGGTAATCCCCACGACCACTATTCTTCTGAGCCTTAGCCCCGTCTCGTTTTACTTCAGCTCTTTCGGACATCATCCAACCTTGTACTTTGTCTCATGATTATCCTTGCACGTCCAAAACATTTCCATGGTTTGGTTATTAAAATAATATCTATCTACGTA